CTGTTTTAGAGATATTATTATTATAATACTCTGATGGATCAGATACACTTTTTCCAACTAAACTACTACCAGCACAATGAACAATTACGTCTGGTTCTAATTTTTCTATCCATAATAAACTTTGTTTACTGGAAAAGTCGTCAATAAGATATCCATTAATATCTTTTAACGTATGGTCTCTTCGTACACTATCTATTACAAATACTTGATTTTTAGTATTTGCTTTTTTTAATGCACGTGATATGTGACTACCTATGTACCCACATCCACCAGTAATTACAATTTTAGACATATTAATATCTTGGTTTTTTACCTAGATATGGTTTTCTTTCAGTATCACGTGGTCTATCATTTCGATCTACTGAATTAGAGGTTGCTTTTTTATATTTCTCGTAACCACGCCATACCCAACTACCACGATTGTAGAGATCTGCTTCGTTAAATGGTGCCAGTTCCATTCTACAATAGTTGTGGAAATCTTCCAAATCCTCAAAAATTTTTACAATTTCTGGATTATTTTCGAAGTAAGCATACCCACGATAATTCTTAATCATTTTTATTTCCTATATTAAGGTTGTTGTTTAGTAATAATACTTTATTGTTGTACAAATGTCAAATATCATTCATCCATTCCATGAACTCGTTCATGATCTTCTATCCATTGCAACTTAGTGAGTCTAGAAATTTCATCTTTTAATTGAAGTTTTCTTTTTTTTAATTCAGCTAATTTGTCTACTTCTACGTGTGGATGGTTTCTTTCCATATCTGCAATTTCTTTATCTAATGCACGATGAGCTACTTCTAGGGATTTAATTTTTTCTTTATACATTATTAGTCTCCGTAAAATTTGACCGAATTAATTAATTCATAATCTTTTTGAAAATACCATTGAATTTTTTTCTGATAACTTTTATTATTATCCATTGTTGACTTGAATATATCTTTAAATTTTTGCCTCCCAGAATCAAACGCCGTAACGTGCTGGTGCTCGTAATTTTGATAAGAATTATTGAACCCATTATCTTTTAAAAAATTACTAAAATTTAATTTATAATTTTCGTTACAAAACAAAAACGTACAATTTTTCAAACCTTCAATAAAAAGAATTTGTAGATCAGTATGGTCATCAAAAGATACCTTTTCAAATACCAAATCAAAAAAAGGTTTACTTAAATGTGCGACATCAATGTTCCTATGATACAAATACATATATTCTGCAATACCACTTAACCAACGATCTACTGGATCTCTTAACACAACCAGTGCATGTTTTTCATATAAATTATCTGTATGATAATTATAAAATTCCCATCCCCAATCTTTTAAATTTGGTTTAGTCCATGAACTAGCATTTTTTGGAATATTGACATACATAAGGTCTGTATTTGGGCTAGACATACATTCGCCAAATACATGACCTTTAATTTTATAATATTCTAAAAAGTTTTGCACTTTTAAGTATTTGCTGGGAATGTATAAGTGTAAACAGCTAACCCGCTATCCACCGTAATTTGTGCCGCCCCATCGTCACTAAATCTGATAGTTTTATCACCTGACAAACCCAAGACTCCGATTACTGCATTAATTGGCCATTTCCAAGATTTTGTTACACTTCCAGTAACATCATTGGCGAATACAAAATTACCAGCATGGCTACTATGATCACCAAAATAAAACACTAAATTATTGTTTTCTGTTTTTGCTATAAAGTGTGTTTCTTCATTGTTTGCTTGTGCTTGAAACTTCATTCGATGAATTGCTGCATTGGTTGGTTGAATTTCAACTCCCCATTTAGCACCTTTGAATTTAACTGGTTTTAAAACATCAGTAACTACTTGATGAGACATCAATCTGTAATCATTTTTGAAGTCACCGACATTATTTTCAAAATGAATCCCATCAGGAATTTTAATTGAGGGGTCAGTAGAATCTACCTTACTACTTACAGTAATCTTTGCATCTTCTTTATATACTGGAATATTTAAAATGGTATTCAACTTGTTTAAGTTTGGCATACCAAATGTGCCAATAAATTCTGGAATTGGATTATGGAATTCTGCACGGAGAATAACAATTCTATCCTCGCCGATACCATCAATAACTGTTTCTGATTCTGTACCAGTTACTTTAATTAAATTAATTGTTCCTAAACTGTGTGTATGCTGAACGATATCTAATAGATAATCACGCATGAAAATCTCCTATTATTTGAAATATAATTATACTAAGTTTGTTGTTGAAAGTCAAACAATTACAAAAATTTTATAGTGCCCATAGTTTGATGTGCTCTGACTGTTTGTAGTACACCTGGTTTTTTGATCTCTATCCAACTTGTAGATGGTTCAAAGTCTTGGGTTGTAGTAACTTCAAAACCCATACTTTCACATAATGGAACTAACATACTTTTTGGCACATATGTCATGAAATAGCTTTCGGCTAATCCTGCAGATGCAGACATATCTGCGTTATTATATGTAAATAACATAGTTCCACCTGGACGCAACCATTTTATTGCTTGACTTAAATATTGTTTTATACTGTCTAAACTTAAATAATTAAAAAAATTATAACTAAAAATAAACGCAAATTGATTTTCTGGAAGACCAATAATCTTATTTTCTGCTATATCATACTTTCTTAATCTATTTTGGTATTCTGGGACAAATTTATTATTAGTACTATTTAAAAAATCTGCATGAGTGTCTGCTACATACAATGGATCACTGGCTACTAAATATTTTGTCCATTCTCCATCTCTACATCCAATTTCTAAAGCAGGATATTTCCAAGAACTATGTAAATTGATTCTATTTAAGAGCAATAAATCTACACCTTCTGGAATACTAAGAACTCTAATTTTTCTTATATCATCTGGTTCCGTCCAACGTACTTCGGTTTGATAATTATCAGTAAAAAACTTGTTAGAAATTTCTTGAATATCAATATTGATTTCATCAATAAGTTGTTGAATTTCTTGTACATCAATATCAAAATTTTTTATTTGTTCAGCATGACGGTTTGCTATTTTTTTGATACTATTACCGTATTCCGGATCAATAATTTCTATGTCTGGAGTTATTACCAATTTTTGCAAAAAATTACTATTTTTCTGCAATTCTTCTTTGATTACAGATAAATCAATAGATTTTTGTAGACAGTTTCTCAAAAAAACAAGTTCGTGTAATTTCATTGAATATCATCCAGTACTCCGTATTTATTCAAATGAAAAAAGCGTATCAAACGTTGTTCTTATATCAGTATGGTTTGGTATATCCCAATTAAGAACTCCTAGAAGATTTTCCACTTTTTGGTCAACAATCGCAGTTTCCATAGAATTATCATCGAATGGCAAGTCTTTAAACCATTGTGGGATATGTGCTTCATCAGTTGGGTACCCTACACTAGTATATCCTAGTGGATTATCTTTCAGTTTACACACAATAGTCTTCATACCGTCTACTATAGCAATTGAATAGTTATCCCCATGCATTTTACGTAATCTATTCCAATTCAATGCTGCACGAACATGTCCCGGCATGTTGGCACGACCAAGCCGTTCTTCTTCTTTGCCGTACTTAGTCAAATTATTTACACGCTTGGGAGTACCTTTTTCCCATGCGGGTCTTTCTTGGAATTCTAGTTTAAATTCCCTGACTTTTTTATAAATGTCTTCTTTAGTGGCACCAGTTAGTACATCAAGTAAAATATCACTCAAAAAATCTTGTACTATTTTTGGAGTATCCGACCGCTTTAGATCAAGTCCCATGGCTTTTACTTTACCAGGTTTGTCGTCCGTATCTAATCGTTTGTTTTCTAAATCATATATAAGTAACGCATATCGTTTCTTTTTAATAAACAAACTTTTTGATGCAACTAGTTCACGTCCACCCTTAATTAGTTCACCATTAGCCCTTGGCACATGGCAAGCACGTTCCATGAATTCTGGGAAGCTTTCGTTAACTTGGTCTCCGATTGAGTCGTATAGTTGGACACAGATTTCTTTGTTCCATTCCATTCGTCCAGCCATAACTTCATCTTTGATTGCTGGCCAAGCTGTGAAATAACACGAATCAGTGTCTCCGTAGATGATACTCTCACCCACATGGTCGTAGACCCCCATGATGCATTCGTTAATATATGCATCCATGTGCCTAGCGATGATACGTCCAGTAAGTGTAGTGCTTTGACCAATCCTTTTGTCGAAAAATCTACAATGTGGATTGAGGATAGCCCCGTAGAGACTGTTAAGGTTAATTTTTTTGACGAGTTGTCGCTTGTCCCAGAAGGCTCGATCTTCGTCAGTTGTTGCTTCTTTCTTTTTCTTTTGGAGTTCTTTTCGTTCAGCGTACCAACGTTCCAGTAATCCGGGTACAACGGCTTTTTTCTCATAACTAAAGATCGTACCGTTTGCACTAAGCATCCAAGGTTTATTTGAGTCAAATACAAGTCTCCATACATCTGCAGCAGTCATGACTGTACTGCTACCATCTGCCTCCCAATCTATGGTTACTTCGACACCAGCATCACCGTCCATTACTGCGGTATATTCTAATGTGCCGAATAATCCATCCCATGCTTCCGCAAAACCCATGCCACCACTTATTCTTTTTTGAATAAGGCTGTCGGTCATTATTGGTCTAAGTTGTCCGATAATTGACTCTTGTGCCATGTTAAGAGCACGGATTGCTGACGGGTAAAGACTGTTGATGTCGATTGCACCGATCCAGTCGTGCATGCCTTTTTTGGGATGAGCAACATAGGCACCTGCCGCTTGTGTGTCTCCGTGCTCTTCGCTTCTTTTCTTGTTAGGAACAATTAAACCTCTCTGATGTGCTTCGTTGATAATTGCTTGTTCGGTAACTGCAACTGCACCCATGGTTGTTTGCAATAATACTGTGTTATCATGAGCAAGTTCGTTTGCCAAATCTAAAAAACGTAATTTAGTGTCTAACTTATGTAACAGCATAGTATCTTGTCTATTATACTCAATGAACTTTGGAAAGTCTTTGTTGTATAGCTGATCAAGAGTACCTTCATACTGTGTTTTGCGTTCATTTAATTCATATTCAGCAATTGCATCCAGTGAATAACTATGACGTTCTTCATATGTATATTTGCGATATAGTTGAAGATAGTCCATATGGACACGACCGATTAGATCAAAAGTTACTTCTTCCTTGCCATATCGTTCGTACACACGTTCTTTTGGTTTTTGATTCCATAGGCATAGTCTACGTGTATCATCTTTGCTTAATACTTTAGTGATACGCATAACAGTATATGGAATATCGAATCCTTCTGAGTTCCAACCACTTAATATATCTGCGTCTTCAATGATATCAAGGAATGTATTGAGCATGTCTTCCTCTCTATCAAAAAGAAAACAATTATCAAATCGATCACACGTCTCTTGTGCGGTCTCCCAACTGTAACTTTTTGGAGGAACTACAAGAGTTATCAATTTTCCCATCCAGTCTAGATACAATGATATTGCAGTAATTGCATTGAATGGATCACTTGGCGGACTGAACCCACGCTCGGGATCAAAATCGACCTCAATGTCGAAGAAAACTGTATGAAGTTTTGGAGAGTTAGTACCTAGATAGTTTGCTTCTAGGCATCTAAAAATAGGATTCACATCAGATTCCCAAAGTTTTTTGCTGGAATTTACTTTGAGTTCTTTATACAAATCTTTACTAGTTCTAGGAACTATTTTTGACACTGGGGTACCATAAACTGATCTGAGTGTCCCACGAGGATCGTCTATATAAAATGTATAATCCGCTTGATATTCTTTGTATTGGCGGACACCATCCACCCGTTCTACAACATGAATGCGATCTTTTTGTTTATCATACAATGCATCAACATAGCTCATAAGTTATTATACTTTATTATTAGGTTTGTTGCAATTACATTCATTTATTGAGTTTAAAAAATTATCATACAGGTTTGTATGCCTAAGTGTAATTAAATTTAATAAATTGTGTTCTTGAATTTTTTTTAGTTTATTTACATCAAATTTTTTATCTATGATTTCACCAATAATTTCGACTACTCTATTCTTTCGATGATCAAAGTCTATTATAGAGTCATAGCTTTCATCAATAAAATCACCATAGGTTTGAAAGCCCATTTGCTTTAAAAATTTTAAATATTCTGGAGTTCCGATAACAACAAAAGGATGACCAAAAATTAAACACTTCAATGTTTTTTCAGTTACATGATATTCTGGCAATTCACTTTCTGTTTCCACTATTACACTAAAGTTTGTTAATTGAAATAGTTCATTTTTTGTAAAATAACTAAGGCTATAATGATGTCCGTTAATACGAATTGGGGAATAAAATTGTGTTTCAAAATCTTTTTTATTTTCACGATTGTATTCTAAATCTATATTCAGTAAATCATTACTGCCTAAAATTTTTCCGTGGTAACTAACTAAACTATTGGACAAATTTATTTTTGAAGAAAGTTCTTTAATAAATTTGTCCCTCCATTTTTTACTACGACCCGCCAGACAAAGGAAATCATATTTTGGTTTGTATTTGTTTAATAAATCAATATCCATTAAATGAAAATAAAGATTTGATCTATTAGTCAACCTTGCTTGAAAATCAAATATGTCCCACGGAACATATACTAATTGATAGTCTAACCCATCCCAAGTAAATTTTTCTGTATCCCAAAACGATTCTGAAACAATTATGTATTTTTTACTAAAATCTAAGTTGGATACTATCTCTTTAAATTGTCTTAAAGTTTCTACAACTATAATATTACATGATTTGAATTCAACATTTTTATTATTCATGAACTCAAAAATATCATAAATTGGTATACCGCCCTCAACAAATTTGAAAGTCACTGGGTTTTTCGAAGTTAAAATCTGATTAACAGTTTGATAACAACTTACATGTTCTAAAAAACTTTTAAAAGTATTATACCCAAAAGAATCTCTGTATTTGTCAAATACTATTTCCATTATACAAAGTTCAATTAATTAACAATCTTATCAGTCCGATAAAATCAATGGTGACTAAGAGCATATAATTGGCCAACATCCCAAATGACCTTCGTGACCAAGCAGCCCAACTATACAAAGCACAACCACAAATCCATATAGGATAGAGTATGAGAAGAGGTGGGCTAGGCACAGTAAGAGCCATAGTGATACTGCAACCAATAGAAATAGACCAAGCCAACAACTCAACACAAAAACGAAAGCGGCTGGAATTGTAGTCAGCCCTAATCCAAGAAAAAATTCCATAAACTAAATCGTTCAAAGAGTTTTACCCACAGTTTCCAAAATAGTGTTTAGTTCCTCGTGATCAGCGTTGGTGTCCCCAAGAGCAGATTTGTGTGCAATTTTAATTGCTTTTTTGAGAATAGCTGGTTTAATCTCCATCTCTTCTGCAATTGCTTTTACTGTATCATTAAGTCCAGCAGTAAGATCTTCTACTTCTTGAAGAACACCCATGCCTTCATTAATAATTTGAGTTAATTTTGCTTTTTGTTCGCTCGAAAACATTCTTGATGCCATCTTTAAATCTCCTAAATTAAGTATTTGATATTATACCACGCTAATATGCTATTGTAAAGCCTATATTCTTGGAATGCAATCATCTGGAATCCCCAATTTATCTGAAAATATTATTGACTTTCCGCAAATATTATGATTTTTTATATATTTTTGAAAAAAATTCATTTCATGCAATCTTATTCCAGATAAAACTGAATAACTTTTATTGTCAATTAAAATTTCATATTCTGAAAAATTATTAGCAAATACAACTTTCCCATTGGTTAAAGCATTATTTCCCATATTATTATGCAGCATAATAATAATTGATTTTAAATCATCTGGTGACCAGTCAAGCATTTCTTCAAATGTAAAAGGAAAATATGTTTTGCTATCTACATGTAAAGAATGAGATGTCAAAAAACTCTCATATGGTTTTACTGGTATAATAATACTTGGTATTTTTAACACATGTGCTAAATGACATAATCCTCCCTCGTATCCAATAACTGCATCACAATATTCATTCATCCAATACAACTTATCTTCTAAACTTATACTATGATTGTCTAACGTAATGACTTCATAACCAGCATTTTTAATTAATGCATACAGTTTTGAATATTCTTCCATAGATCGATATCTACTATTAGGCCAATGTGGGTCTTGACTATCAAAGTCTTTTAAATGTTTATAATCTTGGTATGATGTAAGAGCTATACATGGTTTATTTTTATTGGTTGATAATTTTACGTAATTGCCCTTTAGATAGAATCCATCAATATCTAAGTATTGACTGGTTAATTTACCCATATCTGATAACTCCCAAAACATATTATTATCTAAAGAATTTTTAACGGATATAGATATTTTTTCATCTGGTATACCGAACATAGTCTTTAAAATAATTAAGGAATGATTCGGTGAATCCACATAAATGTGAAAACTTTCCGTTGAATTAACAAGCATTGATAGAAAAGAAATACTCATACCAACTGCCATAGCAGATAGTTCATACTCGATTTTATTCATAATTAAATTGATTAAAGATGCTCACTTTAATCTTCGGGATAGGGCAGCAGCCGCCCCTTTCACGGTCCTAAGGCGAAAGACTTATGTACTTTTATAACCTTTAGTATTTTTTGCTTCAAGTTCTCTGAGATCGTTTGCTAGGTCACTTACACCGTGCCAATCTTCAATGGCAATCATCACCTGTAAATAATCTAATAATATTTCTTTTTGAGTTTGAAAATCCGTGTAATCTTTGGTTGTCTTTTTTGTCATATTACTTCAAAGTTGACCGAAGCATCCAACTATGTTTTGCGTGTGCGTCTTGTCTATCTGCTAAGAAATTAGACAATCCATGCTCACCCAATTCTTCTGCGGCACGAAAGACAATTTTAAACATTTCTTGTAGTTTTTCAGAATCTTGGAGAAGTTCAGAGACCATCGACTCCGCTGGTAAAATCTTAGTTTCGTCTTCTACCATGGTTAAAACGCTAAAACGAGAAAAACTTGCAGGTGCATATGCATTTATTTTACGGATGTTTTCTGCAAACGCATCAATGCTTCCGTAAACTTCTTCGTAAATATTACCAAATAATGCGTGGAATTGTTCAAAGAACATCCCCTCAACATTCCAGTGAAAATTCTGTGCCTTGATTGCAAACGCATATTCGCTTGCAAATGCTATTTTGAGTGCTTGTTGTAATTCGTTCATAATAATATTTATTGTTTTATTTAATATGAACACAGTTTGCTGAAACTCTATACCTATCAGATTCCCATGCTTTTTTTACATAATCTCTGGTTTTTTGACATTCTTCCAGATTTTGTGTAGGAAAGCTTATTGATCCTCTTGATGGTGGTACATTTATTGAAACAGCATGTAACATTATAACCAAAGTCCACATATCATATTTATGCAAAATTATTCATAAAAGGTATGTACTCATACCAGTGTTTTCTTGGTAACTTAAACCCTTTGATTTGGTATAAATCTATGACTTCTCTGATTTCTTTGTTATATCTATTTTGGAATTCTTTTTGAAAATATGGCTGATACACCCCATCTTGAAGATTTGTATAATCATGTTGGAGTCGATAGCAAAGTCTACCTTCTATATTACCTAATCTTCTATGTAGGGTTATGGAATTATCAAAAAGACACATATCACCATTATTTTGATACCAGTGATCATAAATGTATTTGTCGGTGAATAAATTATCGTTGATCTCTTTAAATACTGCGTCACTTTCTTCCTGCGTCATACCTTTGATAATTCCATA